TGATATTGTATTAATAGAGCAAGCATCTACTACTACAGTAACAATTACTTATGGTGGTGGTAAAGTAACTACCATTACTCACGCAACAGCAGCTGCGGGAGATGAAAAAGAAAGAGACACAATTGAAAGTGCAGTTGTAGCAGCATTAGCTACTTCTTGGACAAACCCATCGTATAATGTAGATAACCTACCTTATGCAGTAAGTGGAATTGCAGTCGCATAAAAGATTTAATCCTTCCTTTACTATCGACAGCGAGAAAGCACCTAATTCCTAGGTGCTTTTTTATTTTATGTATCTTTGTAAAAAGATTTTCAAATGATAAATTCTGTAAGAAATACTGTCCTTGCTATTATCAATAAAAATAACTACGGATATATATCTCCTGGTGATTTTAATTTATTTGCTAAACAAGCTCAGTTAGATATATTTGACGAATATTTCATAAGATATAATCAGCAAATTAATGAAGAGAATGCAAGAATATCTGGAACGGGATATGCTGATATTAAAAAGGGATATGAAGAAGTTATAGACACTTTTTCAATCACATCATTCCTTACTCAAAAAACTCAAAACGTTTATTATGTTCCTTCAGCATCTACAACAGGTTCTGATTATTATTTACTAAATAAAGTATTGTGTTTTTCTGGAGGTACATTAAAAGGTGAAGCTGAAAAAGTAACTCATAGTAAAATTACTATGTTAAACAGCTCGCTTCTTACGTCTCCATCTAACACGTTCCCTGCTTATACTCAAGAAGCAGATGAAATAACAATTTATCCAAATACATTTAATGGAGTAAATGACATTCAAGCTCAGTACATAAGATATCCTTTAGACCCTAAATGGACTTATGTAACGTTATATGGAGGTGAACCATTGTTTGACCAAACACAAGCGGATTACCAAGACTTTGAATTGCCTATTGATGATTTAAATAATTTAGTAGCTAAGATATTGCAATACGCAGGAATATCAATTAGAGAAGCTGATGTGTTTCAGTTTGGGCAAATAGAAGAACAACAACAAAATCAAACTAATATTTAATCATGGCATATATAAATCAAAGAAAATATTATACTAATGATGGTGTAAATCCTACAGATGAAAATTGGGGGTCTTATCAATATGTTACTTTAAAGGATATAGTTAATAATTTTGAATTAATGTATGCTGGAAATCATGAGTTGATTAACAATGAAAACAGATTTAAAATATTGTTTCATGCAAAGCGTGGTATACAAGAATTAAACTATGATGCATTTAAAGAAATTAAGTCTTTAGAATTACAGGTATATGATGATTTAAGATTTGTTTTACCTCCTGATTATGTGAATTGGGTAAAGCTTTATTTATTAAAAGATAATGTGTTAAGAGAACTGACTGAAAACATTCAGGTTCAATCAGCCGTTTCTTATATACAATCAGCTACAGCTTCATTTACTTATGATGGTGATGGTAATGCAACTGAAGTTGATTCAACTTTAGATACAGAAAGAAAAAACGGTTCATTAAGGAGTATATATTTAAATGATGAGATAGATGAAAATGTAAATCCTAATGCCTATAATTATGATAGTGATATTTACAATTACAGAATAGGAGCTAGATATGGTTTAAATACTGAAACAGCCAACATAAACCCTACATTTACTATTGATAAAAAAGCTGGTGTTATTAATTTTGATTCCACTATGGCAAACCAACAATGTGTACTACAGTATATATCTGATGGTATGGAAAACGGTGATGACTCTAAAATAAGTGTAAATAAATTATTTGAAGATTATATATATGCTTACATACAATATGCTATTTTAAATAGTAAATTTGGAGTACAAGAGTATATTGTTAATAGAGCAAGAAAAAATAAACAGGCTTTATTAAGAAATGCTAAAATCAGATTAAGTAACATTCACCCTAGTAGATTGCTTATGAATCTTAGAGGTGAAGATAAGTGGTTAAAATAAAATGGCAAACATTCAAAGAAATTTTATAGCGGGCCGTATGAATAAAAGCCTTGATGAAAGGCTTGTCCCAAATGGAGAGTATATAAATGCTGTAAATGTAAGGCTTGGTTCTACTGAAGATTCTGAAATTGGTGCTGTTGAAAACTCTAAAGGAAATCTACCTCTGACAGAGCTACAATATGTTGATGGAACTAAACTTAGTTCACAAGCTAGATGTATAGGTGCGTTTGAAGACGGAGCTAATTTAGCTTTATATTGGTTTGTGCATGACCCTGCTTTTACTCAAGGGGCTACAGGTAAGTTAGATTTAATAATTTCATTTGATGTTGAAACAGGACAGTTAATATACCACGTAATAAGTATTGATGACGGTAATGGTATAAACACTACTCTTAACTTTAATCCAAATTTTTTAATTACAGGTGTAGATAAAATAGATAATCTATTATTTTTTACAGACAACACTAATCCTCCGAGAGTTATTAATATTAATCAAAACTACGGAGACCCGTTGCTTGGAGTAAACGTTGATGTTTTTAATCAAGATGATATATTAGTGATTAAAAAACCTCCGACAAGTGCTCCAATAATAGAGCCTTATTATGTATCAAGTATTACAGACGCTTATTTAGAAGATAAGTTTTTATGTTTTGCTTATAGATATAAGTATGCTAATAATGAATTTTCAGCTATATCTCAATTTAGTGAACCAGCATTTACACCTGGTAATTTTGATTTTACTACCAATAGCTATTTAAATGAAGGGATGGTAAATCAAAACAATGCTGTTTCTGTTACGTTTAACACGGGAAGCAGTAGTGTTACTGATGTGCAGTTGTTATTTAAAGAAGCAGACAGCACATCTATAAAAGTTATTAAAACTTTAAATAAGAAAAAAGATTTAGGAAGTATTAACGATACAAACACGGATTATCAGTTTACAAACAGAGAGATATTTACTGTATTACCTGACTCAGAAATACTAAGGCTTTATGATAATGTCCCTCAATTAGCTAAAGCTCAAACGTTAATGGGCAACAGGTTGATGTATGGTAATTATATGGAAGGTTATGATTTAAAGACAAGTGAAGGAGTTGATATAGATTTAAATTTTACTGCATCTTATAAATCAGAGGCTATATCATTAATTGATTTGCCAGCACATACAAGTACAGGAGATTTTACTTACACTATTACTTCTGCAAGTAAAGAGGTTTCAGATTCAGTTTTATATATTGACTTAAGCCCTTTGCTAACTGGTCAATCTAAATTAACAAAAGGAACTAGATTAAGTGTAAGCTTTGGTATAACATTTTTTGAGTTTGATAAAGTTCCTCCATCTATAGACCCTACACCAACTACAGCTGTATTCGAGCTTACGTGGTCTTATACTTTAATTGAAGATTATGCTACTGTTAATGATTTTGTAAATAGCACAGACTTTCAAGAAAAAATAGGAACGGATGGTGTAAATGGAACAATACAAACAATTGTAAATGCTCAAGCTGGTCTAGGTAATACTTTAACGGATGTCTTTAACAGAACCGTGCCAGAAAATTTAGACTCTACATACAGTTTGGTGCAAACAGGAAGAACTTCTGGAACGCCAGCGTTTCCAAACGCTGGTCAAGCTTTAAGAGCTACAGCCAGTACTTCATCTAATATATTAAAAATACAAAATTTAGCAGCATTTTACAGTGATGGAGTGTCAAATTCTGGTTATGCTTACTGGGGTATAGTAAATGAAACTGCTTCTTTTAGAGATAGCGCAAGCGCTGAAAGTTTACATAGTAATAGAGGGTATGAAGTAGGTATAGTTTATATGGATGATTATAATAGAGCTTCAACGGCTTTAGTGAGTAGTCAAGAAAATGGAGCTTCAGTTAATATTCCTTGTAGTAACTCTATTGACAGAAACTATATTCAAGTAGAAATTCCCTCTTTAATGAAAGCTCCGGCTTGGGCAACGAAATATAAATTTGTTATTAAGCCTACTAAAGAAACTTATGAAACAATATATAGTAATGTTGCTTATAGAGACACAGTTTCAAGTTCAAGTTACTTTTTATTAGATGGTGAAAATGCGGCTAAAGTTGAAGCGGGTGATACATTAATTGTAAAAGCTGATAATACAGGGCCAACTACAAGATGTATAAGAACAACTGTTTTAGAAAAAGAAGCTCAGTCAAGTGGTTTTATATCTATTTATGATGCGTCTGGAACTCAAGTAGATGTAATTGGTGGGGTGTATATGAAAATAAACGCATCTAATTTTTCGTCTATACAAGACCCTAATGCGGTTATTTCTAGAGACCCTATCAAACAAACATGTGAAAGTGACCTAACTATTCCTACTGTAGCGTTTCCTTTTTTTACAGCTATTAATACGCAAGGAACAACTCCAACTTATAATGTTTATGACGTACCTGTAGGAAGCAGAATAGTAATGAGAGTTGAAACAAAAAGATTTGGAAAAGGCTCTGATAAACCAGGGGGGAGACAAAATTACACATTAGAACAGACACTAACAGCTTCAACTAACTATACCAATATGGCTAATTGGTTTATTGGAGATAATGTTGCCAGTACATTAAACAGTGGTATTAAAAATCCAGGAGAAAATATAGTTATAAACAACACATTTATTTCACCACAAGTAACGAATTCTGCTCCTCCGTTTACTAATGCAAATCAATATAGAAAATGTAATACAAGCGCAGATTTAAGAGGAAACACTTTTTTTGGTGGAGGAACGCCATCATCATTAGATTTTAATGACAACTTTTTTTATAGGCTGTATGAAGATGATAACACTCAAGACTCTAGTGGAAACAATTTAATTTATCTTTTAGTTTCTGGTCCAATTTCTTATGGTAGCAGTGATGCAGAGCAATCTATGCTTGAAGTTTCATTTACTGTATATAGAGGTGATGGAGCTACCTACGTTTTTGAAACAGAACCTCAAGAAGCTCTGCCAGATGCGTGGTATGAAAACAGTCAGTCATTTAATATTAGCAATGGACTGCATTTAGGAAACGTTCAAAACCAAACTTCAAGTCAACCAGCTATTATAAACCCTGGTTTTACAAACTGTTATAGTTTTGGTAATGGTGTAGAAAGTTATAGAATTAGAGATTCGATAAAAGGTAAGTCTTTTAATTTAGGGAACAGAGTTTTTACAACATCTAATGAAGAGTTCAAAGCTGCTCACAGATTTGCTGATATTACTTATAGTGGAGTGTTTAATGATGAATCAAATGTAAATAGATTAAATGAATTTAATTTAGGTTTAGCTAATTTTAAACCATTAGAAGAAACGTATGGAGATGTTGAAATATTATTTGCAAGAGAAACAGATATACTTGTTTTACAAGAAGATAAAATATCTTATGTATTAGCGGGTAAAAATTTACTTTCAGACTCTACTGGAGGTGGTGTTGTTACATCAGTTCCAGAAGTATTAGGAACGCAGATAGCTAGAATAGAAGAATTTGGTATAAGTAATCACCCAGAAAGTTTTGCAACTTTTGGGCAAAACAAATTTTTTACAGATGCTAAAAGAAATGTAGTTATTAAATTAACAGGTAGCTCAGCTCAAAATGAAATTCTAACGGTTA